AAGAGGTGAAAGTAATGAAGCCGTCACCATCAGACAAGATAGCATTTCAGAAGAGCGGGTTGAAGAGACTACTAGAGAAGATACTGTCTCTGTTTCGATAGAAGATATACGTGCTGAGGTAGAAAAAACTACAGCTAGTGTTAGCCAGAAGATTGTTCAAGTAAATATTTTAGTAGCTAAAGCTATGCAATCCCCTGTATCTATTGACTCTTATGCTAATGTGAATCAGAATATATTTAAAGATCAATTGAATATTAATGGAGGAAGTTATGAGTCGAGAGATTATGTTGACGATAGAGATATATATAAAGAACTTAGTTACGTCAGTCAAGACAAGTTACATGGATATAAAAAGAAAATGGATGAAGCGGTAGCTAATAAAATTAAAGCACAGCTAGAACTAGAGAGGATTATAAATGGATATTAAAAGTTGGGGAGTAGGATTAGGAATTGCAACTACATTAGCTGGCATACTGATGGCTGTTGGTAGTGTAATGAATAGGCTTGAGGTAGTTGAGTCTATGTCAGCACCAGATATTAAACCTCTGGTTGCTAACATAGCTGTCAATCAAGGCGAGATAGCAGTACTCAAAGCTGAGATAGCTATTATCAAAGCTCGGTCTGATAACCCTCTTCAGCAGTAGCATTATAATACTCAAGTAATTCCATCTCGGTACCATACTTCTTCTGCCATGGTTTACTACCACCATGTATCCCATGCTCAGGATGTTGATGATGATTCCAGCAGAGTGGAATATATAATTTGCTTCTCTGTCCCATGCCCATCCCTGTTCTAAGATGATGGATGCAAGCCTCAGCAAATCCGTGTCCCTCTCTTCTGCAAACTACACAGCCATATACTTGTGCCATGTAGTTCATTTGTTTTTTCTCTTGCTTGTTAGGCAATCTTTTTTCCGTCTGCCTTACGTCGTATCTTTCTTACACCCGATGAGACTGTTGATAATTCTCCTTGAAGTATCAGCGCCTTGACTATCTTATGAGCATGAGAGTTAGAAGATAACGTACAGTTTTCTTTTATCTCTTTATAAGATGGGCTATAGCTATACATATCTATATAGTTATTAACATAGAGTAAGACTAGTGTTTGTAATTGTGTCATCTAAAAAGGTACACCTCCCTCATCATCACTCAATTCTTTTCTCACTGGTTCAGAACCAAAGACACTTGTGTCTTTCCCCGATTGTTTCGGAGTAACTGGCTCATCATTTTTAGATCCAAGCAATTGAATGTTGTGACCATAGTTAACTTCTATAAATGGAATGATACTGTTCTCATCTTTTCTCCATGATGTGAGCAACCCCTCCAAATATATTTGCTTACCCTTAGTTAGATAAGGATGTAAGTGTTCAACAAGTTTCTCATTCCATACTGTTATGTTATGCCACTCAGTTGTTTCTTCTCTACCTTTCATCCTGTTAGTAGCTATAGTAAACTTCATGTATTGTTTACCTGCTTTAGTATCAGCAAGCTCGGCATCCTTGCCGAGTCTACCGATTAAACATATCCTGTTTAAATCATTTGCCATTATCAATCTCCTTTCTGATGTTATCTATATTATTGATTAACTCTTGAATTTTTAAATATGTTTCATCTAATCGTTTTCTTTCACTGACCATATAAAATTGCCATTGTGCTAATCTAACTCTTACTAAATCCCTATTTAATGTTTCAACTTCATTTGTAATAGGATTTCTAAATGTATAATTATTTAGTTTATCCTTTTCTTTTATGTTGGTTACTTTATTTTTTGACATTTATTTTGTCTCCTATTTTATTTAATTTATCATGAGCATCAGCTTTCACACTGTTACCCACAGGTTCTTTGAAGGCATCAGCTTCTGACTCTGAATACAAAAACGCATGTGCATTCAACAGTTTCAAGATACATCTATCGACTGCTCTCTTCTCTGCCATTGCATATGGGTATTGGTTCATTGTATTTTTAGGAGATGATTCCCCTAATGATTCCACTGTCGCTCCATCTTTTGTAGCTACACATTTCACTACAACATCTGGACTAAAGTTAAGTACACTTAGTGTCCATGTTATCTTGTCTTGCATTGCTACTCTTTCAAGAGCGTTGTGATTAATAATCCAAGTAGACTTACCGCCTCTTCCAAGGTCCCAGAAGTCTGTCTTCTTTAGACCATACTTGGTTTTAAATTTTTCAATTAACTCTTCTGTATAATTACTCATCAGTTTTCTTCTCCTCTTTTATAGTTAAAATATTTTTCTTGTTGCGCGTTACCACAACCCCATTGCCTCTTGCCTCACGGCAATCATCAGATACTAGATCCTTGATTGCTTTCTTGCATTCATCGAAATGTTTAGCCATTGGTTTATAATTATAAAACTCCTTAGCTAAATCAATCCATTCTCTTGTGTAACTCATGTCTTTCTTTACCATGCCATTAAGTTTAATGTCCTCCTTAGGTGGTGTGATTGGTAAGTCAAGACTGATTGGTGTTGTACCTGTCTGTATACAATCCCAAAGATAAGCTAATACTTTCTCAAGCTTTTGTTGATAGGTATAGTCAGCATCTATTACTACTTGTTCCCATCTTCTGTTCCCAAAAATTACAGCTAAGTGCATGTGAGTTTTACCTGTATGCATCATGTAATGTTGTAGCTGAGGGTAGTTAGTTTCTGCTACTACCTCCATAGTATTACCCTCGTATGTATGTTTAGCTTCGACTGGTACTTTAGTATCAGCGGTCATGCCATCAAGATGAGACATAATATGATTGTCTGTATCTACAGTTACATCTCTTATTAAAGATTCACCTAGTTCTCTTTCCAGAAAATCTAAGTTGACTGACTCAGTAGCTATACCTATCTGTACATTTAACATGTGATCTAAGTTAGCAGGCTCAGCCTCTCCCCTCTTCTCTTTGTATACGTCAAGCCAATCACCTCTCATAATTCGATTGCTATCACTACCTCCGAGTCCTTTGTTTCTTTCATTCCTTTCTTTTATTGTTAACATATTGTACCTCCGTACTATTATTATACTACTATCTATCTATCTTATCTATGTATTTATTGACTACCCTCATGTTCCCTTTCTTCCATAGTTCTAAACTTAAAAAGTTTCTAGCTAATTCAGATAAGAATATCTTATGCTCTTGATACATAGGCTCACACCTATCTACAAAATCTTTAGGGACAGGCAACCTAGGGTATTTGTATTCAACAAGCAAACTGCTAGTACAAGATTCGATAACGAACCTTGGGTAGACAGAGAGTATATTGAAGTACTCCTTTAACCCTATATCATCTGGCACTTTGACTTGGAATGTAGCTGCAATTCTTTCGAGACATACAGCTACATCTTCTCTAGTACAGAGTTCCATCTCTGCACTGCATACTTGTAACAAGTCAGGTGCTATACCATCAGCACTACTTTCGTTTGGGAAGTCGTTTGATTTTCCCATCAGATCCTGTATCTCCTTGCTTCGCAACACTAAGTATTCTATTCCTTCTATCTGAAATTGAATTGGTACTAGTAGATGCATGGCTTGTAGAAGATTGAGAGTTTCTTCTTTGATACTCGTCGCTCCTCCTAATCCAGTTCCTGAAAGTTGCTTCCCAATTTGCTGATACACCTCCATTGGCGAGGTAGTAATCAACGAACTTTTCTTTTTCATATTGTATGTTTACCTCCGGATAGTCTGCCATCATCTTAAGTAGTGTACTTTCTGATGGCATCCAGTTCTCTGTTATATATTGTTTCTTCATTCATCGTCTCCTATTATTTCTTTGTAATAATTTATAGCGTCACTGAAATCAAAGTCATCAGCTAAGCTATCTCTTAGTTCAAAGAAGCCTTTGCATTCTCTGTACTGCATGTACATGCGCGCATAGTAAGGCTTATAATTGTTGTTGATTTTGAATGGTTCTCCTACACTATCCAAGTCTGTCCAGAATCTGATAACATTAATAATAATTTCTATACTATAATGTTTTCTAATCTGTCTTTGTTGGTCAGCGTACCTCACCACTTGGTGAAATACTCTGGGATTATTTTCATGAAACCTTTTGAAGTTAGCTAGATACCTGTTGGTTCTTGGTGCTATCCTCGGCTTGGCTACATAACTATCTTTATATATACTCATTAGTCTTGTTCCTTTGCATAGTCCCAGTGTCTTACTATATCTACTGGAACTAATATTAATTTACCTGTTGGTATGTGTTCATAGGTCTCATGTTCTGCATAGTCTCTACTATCTACATACTCACAGTCTTCTTCTTTGAATCTCAATCTTCTGCCCTCCATTGTTGTACTTGTTCTTTGAATTGTTTTGGTAAGTTGTCATCATCAAAGTTATACTCTGAATCATTACCGTTTAACCATTCGCCACAATATCCATTGCCTCCCTCTATGTAGTTAGCACAAACATAAAACCCTTGTTCAACTAACGCTGCATAGATACCTATTGGTGGCGACCATGCTGAGTCAAAGCCTAACCTTAGTTCATAATTATAACTACGATCTATATTTATTTTGTTTGCACCATGATAGTCAATAGGAAATGAGTCTTGATAAAACTCATAGACTTCCCATTTAGTACCCCAGTTAACACACCTCCAGTCATACCATCTATCATCTTGAGTACCATCTGGAAACTCCTTGACTGTCATAACGAGTTCACCTTTTTTATTTTTAATATCCCTTAGTTTTGGTAGCTCACCCTTGTCATTAGGTGTAGTCATCCAGTCTGGTTGAGGCATGATAAGATTAAACAAGTTATGTTTATCTTTCATACACTCTTTAGCTAAAGGTATTAGTTTACGTTTAAGTTTGTGACCTATAGTCACGTTGTTTTCACACCAGTTTGGCATAATGTTTTCTCCAAGTTTTATTACATCCTTACGACCGTAAGGAATTCTTATATTAATTTATTGTTGCTACAATGTTTATATATTCTCTTGTTTTAATATGCTTAAAGTAATGCGTAATTCCTATGCTATACATATACATATAATCATTGAACAAATCTGTTGTTTCTTGATATGAATTTACAACTTGGTCGCAGACATCAAAGACCAAATCAGTATCAGTTTCAAATTTCATTTCCATTTTATATCTCC